TTACCTGGAAGTCCTATATATAGTACAACATACGTAAAAATATCAAAAAAAGATATTAACGGAGATGATGTTACTTCTACTCTTGAAAATTTATTATATTTTACTCTTAAATATAACGATATAGGTTCTGTTCAATTTGTGATTGAAGATAAAACAGAATATACTGATTATTTTTTGTTTAAAATAAAATTAACAGCTTACAATCAATCTTCTAATATAAATACTTTAGTTAGTAGTTCTGATAATAATATATTAAATTATAAAGTATCTGCTTCTAATACTATTAATCAAACAGGAAGTATTCTTTATTTTCCTACAATAAGTTATGATGGATTAGGATATCTAACAGCATCTAATGGATATTATACTTTAGGAAATACTCCTAATATACCTTTAATTATTTCTGCTTCTGCTACTTTATACTCAGATAATGGGACTTTAGGAACAGAAATTAGATTATATAGAAGATTAACGGGTGGCTCATTACAAGGAATTTCTGGATTTTCTTATACTCAGGCTAGCTTAGCACCTTCATCTAGTACTACTCTTTATTTAAGTGGAAGTTTAACTCCTATAAAAGGAGAAACATATGTTGTATCTATTTCTGATGATTCCCCGAGTGATACTGATATAACAGCTTCTTTTGCTTCACTTATTGTAACTCAATCTATAAGACCAAATATAGGAGTAAGTGGATCCGGAGATGATTTAATTATAGTAACTTCTGGAATTGAAGAAGAAAATCCATTATATGGAAATGCTGATCTTATAGTTTTAAATCCTAGATATATTACTTTAGATTACACAGTTTATACTCTTCCTGAAGATGAATTCCAATTAGTACTTTCTGGATTTGGTACTTATTCTACTGTTAAACAATATAATTATGAAGCTAATAGAATTATAATCCCTAGATATAAAGGAAGTAGATCTAATAGTCCTGATTTTAATCAAAATACTACTGATGGTGGGTTAGGTTTAGCTCCAAATGTTGAAAGAACTACTCCTTATTTTTTATATTTTAATAGAGTATTTAATTCTGCTCCTATTTTAAAAGATAAAGCTACACTAGAATTAAAATATTTAATTGATGAAAATGGTGAAGCATATAATTTAAATACTCAAGTTCCTATTTATCAAAATTTAATAGGATCGTTTGAAGTAGGAAAAAAAGCATATGCTAGTTTTCTCAACAATGAAAATACTATATATAATAACACCCAATCTATATTATTATCTGGTCAGTTTTATCAACCTGTTTTATATAATTTATCTTCTTCTACAACTCTAGATTGGTCTCCTAATCTTAATTTTATAAATTTAGATGGAAGTTCAGGTTCAGGAGCACCAAGTTTTAATTCTAATGTAGTAGCGTCAAATGAACTTGATATCCGTAATAATAACCAATATACTATAACTTATTTAGGTTCTAACGGGCCGTTAAATGGTACTCAAGTGATAGCTAATGGTGATTGGGGTGGAGTTCTTCCTGTAGCTTCTAATGATTTTACATTCAATATTGATGCCGAAAGCCCGGTAACAGTTATAATGAGTGGACAAACATATGCTGGAGCTAATACGGGTTTAGCACTTTATTCTTTAATATATAAAAATGGTGCTTTAGTAGCATCTGCATATAGTAATACCCCAGGAAGTGGAGGTAATGGAGGGTATTATGTAAATTATAGTTTTATTCCCCAAGCTGGTGATTATCTAACATTTGCTTTCCAGAAACTTACTCCTAGTAATGAATATAGTCAAATAATAAAACAACCAACAATAAATATTGTTACTTCTGGATTAATCGCTCCTTCTCCTTCTACTCCTTATTGGCATTTATTACCTAGTAATTCTTTAATAATAACAGCTTCTGAAGCGCTAACCGAATGTTATCAACAATTTATACAAAAACCCATACCAAGTTCAGGATTTACAGATAGTAAAAAAATATTTGAAATATTTCCTGGAGATGAATTTAGATTTGAATATCAAGAAGGACAAAATAATGTATTTAAAGTAGTAAAAGCTGAAGTTACTAGTAGTGCTACTTTTGCTCCTCAAAGATTATATGTGACTTTTGATAAACTTATCCCTACGGCAAGTACACCTGGAGATACAGGAAATTTAAATTTAAATCATTTTACAATAAGAAGAAAATCTATAGATGTTGGTAATGGAATAACTTTAGATGCACCTTATACTACAAACGCAAATGAAGGATTTTTATTCCCTGAATATCCAACAGATAAAATAAAAAATAATTTACCAAACATAGTTGCTGAACTTAGACAAAAAGGATTAATTCAATAATATTTATAAATATAAAATAATAGAAAATGGGATATTTAAACAACAGCATCGTAACCGTTGATGCAATTTTAACAAAAAAAGGACGTGAACTTTTAGCTAAAGGTGATGGAACTTTTAAAATTACTCAATTTGCTTTAGCTGATGATGAAATTGATTATACTTTATACAACCCAAACCACCCTTCAGGTTCTGCTTATTACGGGCAAGCTATAGAAAATATGCCTCTTTTAGAAGCATTTCCTGATGAAACACAGGACATGAAATATAAATTGGTTACTTTACCAAGAGGTACTTCTAAAATGCCTATTCTGGATTTAGGTTATGCTTCAATTGTATTGAAACAAGGAGCTTCATTAGCTATTACTCCTCAAACATTAAATTATTTGGGTAATAATCAAACATTTGAAACATCTGGATACACAGCCACTATATCTGATGTTAGATTATTTAATACATTTAATGGAACCGGAATTCAAACACAAGATGCTACAGCATTAAATTCAACTACTACTTTAGGAACTAATGTTTCTAAAACAGTTGTTGGAACTACAATAAACTTAACAGCAACTACTATAAATACTTTATTTGGAACCGCATCTGAATTATATGCTTCATTAATTGTTGTAGGTAGAGATAGTGGAGCTAGATTAACTATTCCTGTAACTGTTAAAAAAAGTCAATAATTAAAAAACAATAATTAAACAATATGTCATTTAATAGATTAGATCCCCAAGATTTTTTAATTTCTGCTGAGTCAATTACTTCAGCTTTATGGAGTGGATATACTCCTACTTTAAATTCGTTTTATACTTCATCTACTCAAATAGCTAGTAATGCTGGAAATTATTATATAAGTGTTTATCAAACCTCTTCTGCTTTAGCAGAAGCTGAAATTCAATTTGATATTACTTATGGAGATCTAAAAGGAAGCGGAAGTGTCCTATACGATTCAGGAATTGATGGTTTATCTCCTGCTAGAACAATTTATGGACAATATAGAACTTTAGTATTAGGTAGTGAAGAATCATCTTTTACTTTTGGAAATTACACTTCAGAAAATTTTTATGTTATTTCAATTAATAGAAATAGATATAAAGAATCATTATTTCCTGGATCTTTAACTTTATTAATAGGATCAGGAAGTAATACAATTTCATTAACTGATGATTCTAGAATTACTACTTCTAACGTATTTACAGATGCAGGAAGATTATATAATTTAGTAAGTGGATCCGCAGGAACTGTTTTTACGGGAACCAATTCATCTGGGTGGGCTGGTGGAGCTTCAGGAATTTCTGGTTCATATGGTTGGTTTCTACCCGATATTTCTACACTAATATTAAATCCAGCAGCATTAGGAGGAGCAGCAGCCGCTGGAGGAATAACTTTCTATACAGATAGAACCTCTAATTCAAACGGAAATAATCCAGCTAGACTTTATTCTGCTGTAGTTAGTGGAAGTAATTTTACTTTAAATTCTCAAGAAACTATTACTTCAGATTTTGTATTTGTTAGAGCTAGAAATTCTGAATTCAACTATTCAGAAAATCCAAGTTTTATTTCTGGAAGTAATGGTGTTGTATTATATAATGATTTTATAAACAATCCACAAACCTTTGTTACAACCATTGGTTTATATAACGATAATAATGAATTATTAGCTTTAGCTAAATTATCAAGACCTTTGAAAAAAGATTTTACTAAAGAAATGTTAGTTAGAGTTAAATTAGATTTTTAATGAATGGCTGCATTCAAATCATTCTTAGCTCAGGATATAATAATTACTCCTTTTGTTGTAAATAAAAATTTTCAATTTACAGGAGCTAATGAATTAACTGGTTCAAATGTTGGGATAGATAGATTAATAGGATTAAATACTAGTAGTTTATTTAATCCATTAACCGATCCTCTTACTGGACAATTTAATACTGGATCTTATAAAAGATTAGTTTATAATTCAATTAAAGAATTATATTATTCTAATTTTATATCTTCTAGTAAAGGTGATGAAGCTACTTTACCTTTAGTAGTCAATGGATTAACTTATACTGCTAACAACAATCAACCACGTTACGAAAATTATTTACAATCTACATTAATTCCTTATAGATATTTCCCAACAGGATCTGGAGATCAAATTGGAGTTATATCTATACCTTCAACTTTATTTGGTGAATATATAAAACCTAAATCTTTTACTCTTAATTCACCTAATGGAAGTCTATTAGATGATGGTGAAGGAAACATATATCTTGATACGTCTTCACCTTATGTACTATCGGGATATGTAGATGAAGGATATTTTGTATCATTAGCTGAAAATAAAATAGGAAATATTATTTATTCACACGGTATAGTAACTTTAACTAATTTAAATATTTCTGGGAGCTCTATTATAGATTTTGTTACTGGTTCTAATGTAACAATGTCTTTTCAAAGTACATATACTATTTATGAAACTCAATATAAATGTACTATTAGAGAAAGTGAATTTACTTTTAGTCAAAATCCAAGTTTATTATCTGGAAGTTCTAATGAAGTATTATATGATTATGCTACTGGTTCATATTTTGCGCCTTATATAACGACTATAGGTTTATATAACGAAAATCAAGATTTATTAGCGGTAGCTAAATTATCTCAACCTCTTCCTTCGTCTAATACAACAGATTTAAATATTATTATTAATTTAGATAGATAAAATTAAATGTGGTTATATCAAAATAAAGTTATAGAAAAATTAGAAGATTTTCCTGAAAATACTTTTGGTTTTATTTACATAACAACACACTTACCTACAAATAGAAAATATTTAGGTAAAAAATCATTATACCATAATATAACAAAAAAACTCACAAAAAAAGAAATATCAGAACAATCAGGTCCTGGTCGTAAAGCTTCTACTAAAAAAATTCAAAAAGAATCTGATTGGAAAACATATTATGGATCTGCTAAACCAATTTTAGAACTCATTAAGGATAGTAAACAAAAGGAATTTACTCGTGAGATTCTTCAATTGGTTTTCAATAAAAAACTTCTTACATATTATGAGTGTAAATATTTATTTAGTTATGGAGTATTAGAAAATCCTGAAATATGGATAAATGATAATATACAAGGGCGCTTTTTTACTAAAGATTTCTTGGAAAATTAATACTTTGTTCTTATATTTACCGTAATGGTAAATCAATTATTATTATCTCTTATAAACTCTGTCTTAGGTCAAGGAAAACCAACATCCCGAAATAATTATGCTTATCATTGTGTTTTTTGCAACCATTATAAACCCAAACTCGAAATAGATCTCTCAGAAAATAAAGAGGGAATTAATAAATGGGCGTGTTGGGTGTGTGGAAATAAAGGTACTAAAATTTCTACTCTATTTAAAAAAGCTCAAGTTCCACCAGACAAATTTACTGAATTAAAAAGTTATATAAAAATTGATACGGGAATAGAAGCCAATCTAATCCAACAAAAATTAGAACTCCCTAAAGAATATAAATCTTTAATTTTAGGAAATGGGATTATATGTAAACATGCTTTATCTTATCTTAAATCTAGAAAGATAACAGAAAATGATATCATAAAATACAATATAGGCTACTGTGAATATGGTCTTTATAAGAACATGGTTGTTATCCCTTCTTATGATGAATCAGGAAACATAAATTATTTTACAGCTAGATCTTTTGAAAAAGAACCATTTATAAAATATAAAAATCCTTCTGTATCTAGAAATATTATACCTTTTGAATTATTAATTAATTGGAATGTTCCTGTTATATTATGTGAAGGAATGTTTGATGCTATTGCTATTAAAAGAAATGCTATTCCGTTATTAGGAAAAAATATCCAAACAGAATTAATGAAAAAATTAATTAATTCATCTGTTAAAAAAATATATATAGCTTTAGATAAAGATGCTATTAAAGCTTCTTTAAAACACTGTGAAACATTAATGGATGAAGGAAAAGAAATATATCTAGTAGACCTAGAAGAAAAAGACCCATCAGAAATGGGAACTAAAAAATTTATCAACTTAATACAAAATACACTTCCCTTAACCTATGAGGATTTAATGGATAAAAAATTACAATTAATATGAGTACATTTTACAAAAAAGTAGTAAATAGATTATCACAAATAGATACTGAATCTAAACAAATAAATTTTCTTGATGAACGATTCTATGAAAGAAAAGGCAAATATTATCCATCAATTACTTCTGTATTACAATATTATCCTAAAGGAAAACAATTTGAAAATTGGTTAAAAGATGTAGGTTGGACAGCAGACCACATAGCACAAAAATCAGCAGAAGATGGAACTTTAACTCATAAATTAGTTGAAAGATATCTTGAAGGAGAAAAAATTGAATGGTTAAATCAAGATGGCTCTGCTAAATATCCTTTAGAAGTTTGGAAAATGACTTTAAAATTTGCTGAATTTTGGGAAACTTATAAACCTACACTAATTGAATCAGAAATACATCTATTCTCTGATGAATATGAAATAGCAGGTACTTGTGATTTAGTAGTAGAAATTGATAAAGAAATATGGATATTAGATGTAAAAACTTCTAATCATTTATTAAATATATACGATCTCCAAACAGCTGCTTATACAAAATGCTGGAATGAATCCTTTGAAGAAAAAGTTACTAGAGCTGGTATATTATGGTTAAAATCTAGTAAACGAGGTCCGGATAAAACTAATAAAAAAATACAAGGTAAAGGGTGGGAATTATATGAATCTTCTAGAACTGTAGAAGAAAATTGGAAATTATTTACTCATGTCCATGCTTTATATAAACTGGAAAATCCCGATGCTAAACCTACTTTTGATAGTTTTCCCTTAACTATACAACTTTCTAATTAATTTATTTTAAATTTTAGCATATTTATAACATATATAATAACAAATGGCTAAAACCCTACAACAAATATTTACCTCAGGATCTGATGAAATAAATCAAAATTTCATTATTGAATCATGGCATGTATCTCAATCAGTAGATGCATTTACTGGAGAAGAAGCTTATGACATAACAGTAAGTGGAAGTCTTACTTTAACTGGTTCATTGTCTATAAATGGAGCTACCCAATCTGGTGGAAACAATAATGTATTAACTTATAATACAACCACAGGGTTAATAACATATACAGCTTCAGCGGCTGTTGGAACTCCTTCTATAAATACAGGATCTTTTTTAACTACTGCTTCTGTTTCTTCTAATACTATTACTTTTACTAAAGGAAACGGTAGTACATTTCCTATTACAATAAATACAGGAAGTGGAGGTGGAGGAACACCTGGTGGGTCAGATCAACAAATACAATTTAACAATGCTAATGCATTTGATGGAGATAGTGGATTTACATATGTTTATACATCACAAAGTTTACAACAAGGTGATTTAGCAAAAGCTAAAGGTTTATATTCCCATGCTGAAGGCAGAAATACAACATCATCAGGATCTTATTCACACGCAGAAGGTAGAGATTGCATTGCAATAGGTACTTATTCACACGCAGAAGGTAGAGATACACTAACACTAAGTCCTTATACTCATGCAGAAGGAGAATTCACCACAGCTGAAGGAACAGGATCTCATGCTGAAGGATACAGAACAAAAACAGCAGGACGATGGCAACATGCTCAAGGAATATATAATTTAACTAGTTCTGTAGATGGGGCCTTTATGATAGGAATAGGTACTAGTGAAGGAAGTAGAAAAAATCTACTCTTCACATCAGCTTCTACTTTCCAAATTTCAGGTTCCTTATTTATAAGTGGAGCAGCTCAATCTGGAGGTGATAGCAATGTATTAACTTATAATACAACCACAGGATTAGTAACATACACAGCTTCAGCAGCAATTGGAGGGGGTGGAGGTGG